TCAATTGGAAGCACAGTTCACAATGCAGTTGATGCAACAGATACAGCCTGATAATCAAGGTGATCCGTTGGTCGCGATCCGTCAACAGGAGTTGGCGATCAAAGCAGCCGACACAGAGCGCAGAGCGAAACTTGATCAAGAAGAGCTGAAGCTTGAAAGAGATAAATTGATGCAGCGAGCTGCAACTGATGCTGCTAGAATTGAGTCTCAAGAAGAAATCGCGGACGAACGCGCAGATGTCAACCGGGAGAGGATTGCTCTCCAAAGGCAGAATATGCAAAGACGACAAACGTAGGAGACGCCGCGATGCTCTTTGAGGCCATTGCTGCAGTTAAACTTGCAAATGAAGCAATAGGTGCCGTCAAAGAGCTTTGTGGGCACATTCAATCCGTTGGCGAGATGGGTCCTCATCTCGTCAAATTATCCGATGCCAAAGAAGAACTCGAAAAAGACGCCAAGAATGGAGACATGAACGCGTTCTTTGAACTCGAGCGTATCCGAAGTCATGAAGCTGAAATAAAGCAAATTTTTATCTACCAAGGCCGTGCCGGTCTTTGGGATGATTATCAAAAATTCATGGCTAATCGGAAAGAGCTAAAGCGGAAAGCAATCGAACGTGAAAAGGCTAAGAGACTGGCTAAACAAAAAGCCATCAAGAATGCACTTGTGTATGGTGCTGTGGGCATTTTTACTCTCGGTATTGTGGGCGGGGCCGTGGCCTTATTACTGTTTCTTATTGGTAGCAAAGGCGGTAAGTAGATGATTACATGGGTCTTGTTTGTTTTATTTCTGGAGGCGGAGCGGTATTATGTCATGCCGCAAGGCCACTACATGACAATGAATGAGTGCTTTGAGGCGCGGGACTTTTTTATCGCAACAGCCCCACAACCAAAGATGAATTATGATGCAATATGCGTTCAAACTAATGAGATCACAATGCAATGACTGAAGAAATGCAAGCTTATGACTTAAACGGTAACGGCACCTTAGAGCCGGACGAAAAAAAGTTGATGCTTGAAGATCGACGTAGGCGCATGGAGGACGAAGACAAACAGCGTGACCAAATCCGAGTCATGGTCTGGTACGCATTGGCGGGGCTTTTGCTGTACCCCTTTGCGATCTTCTGCGCGTCAGCGTTATCTATGGACACTGCAGCACAGTTAATTGCTGATATCGCTCCGACATATTTCGCATCAATTGCAGTATTGGTATCCGCCTTTTTCGGCGCTTCCGCAATAAAAAGGGATAAATAATGTTACAAGCTTTGATTGGCCCTGTTACCGGATTACTTGATAAATTCATAGAGGATAAGGATCAAAAGAATGCCTTGGCCCACGAAATTGCGACTATGGCTGAAAAGCAAGCTCACGAAGCTGCGATGGCGCAAGTCCTTACAAACAAAGAAGAGGCCAAGCACCGATCCATCTTCGTCGCAGGATGGAGACCCTTCGTGGGCTGGACGTGTGGCGTCGCGCTTGCATACCACTTTGTGCTTGCTCCACTTATTTTGTTTGGAGTATCTGTCTATGGTGCTGAAATACCTGCGCTCCCTGCGTTCGATATGGACTCGCTAATGACAGTTCTTTTGGGTATGCTTGGGCTTGGTGGGCTACGGACCTATGAGAAAAAAGCGGGGTTGACGAAGTAATGCCATTTCCTAAAGGGAAAAAAGGCTATTCTGAGAAACAGAAAAAGCTAGCAAGAGTTGCTCCGCCTCGTAACAAAATTACTGCGGCGGATTTGAAAAAGCTTCGTAAGAAGCCAAAAAAGAGGACAGCGTAATGGGTAAAGAACACAGAGATCCTGGAAAAGTTGCAAAAGCAGCAAAGAAGGAAGCAGAAGAGCGCCGGAAAGACGAAGAGTTTGCTAGTAAGTATTTATCTGGCGGGAAAAAGAAAAAGAAAACAGAAGAAACTGCTGCCTCTGAAGATGCATACAGCTACAAAAACGGCGGCTGTGTCCAGTTAAGCGGAAGAAAATTCAGCGGTACATACTAATGAGCGGGATTACCTTAACAATCTCATTGGGCGGAATGCCTGTTGACAAAATGGAAGAGAACGAAGAGGGCATGACTTGCCCTGTCGCTACTCAAGATCCAGAAGTTAATGAAGAAAACAAAGAAAAAGCGGTTGAGGAAGCGAACTATCGTGGGCCAAATGAAAGCGTGGCTTTTCGTTTGACTGAGGTTTGCGGCAACTGTGAATACTACAACCAAACAACATCAATGATGGAGTGCATCGGATCTGAAAGTGATGATGTTGGATATTGCCAGCTTTTGAAATTCGTGTGTAAAGCAGAAAACACATGTGACTCTTGGGAAGAAGGCGGCCCCATTGAGGATGATGATGTAATGTACAACAAACAAGATATTCTCTAATGGATGTTGTGCAATTCTCACAAGCATTGTATAAAGTCTTACGAAACCGTGAAAACGATTTACGGGATCAATTGGCAAACGGCATTGCTCAGAACTATGAGCAGTACCGCAGTATGGTGGGGGAGCTTCAGGGTGTTGCTACTGCCATCGATGAAATGAAGACCCTGCTGGAGAAAAGTGAAGACGATGTCGAAGACCTCCTTACTGGTGCCGGAGCACGTCGCCGCTAGTTTAGCTGAAGAAGAAGTTAAAAAAGCGCCGCCCAAAGAAGACAAGGATCAACCGTCCCTCGAAAACGCGTATGTTGAAGAGTCGGTCAGAGTTCTTGACCCATCCCTACTTGATATGTCCTTAAAAGAACGACTACCGCAACCCACGGGTTGGCGGCTACTTGTTATGCCGTATCAAGGAAAGACCACCACCGATGGTGGGATTTATATTCCAGATCAGATTCGAGAAAAAGAGCAGCTTGCTACTGTTGTAGCGTATGTCCTTAAAGTCGGTCCGCTGGCGTACAAAGATCCTTCCAAGTTTGGCGATGCTTGTGCCCCATGGGTAGAAGAAGGCCAGTGGGTATGTATTGGTCGTTACGCGGGTTCTCGTTTCAAGATTGATGGCGGAGAGATTCGGATTATCAATGACGATGAAGTGATTGCAACCATTAAAGATCCAGGGGATGTGATGAATGTCTGAAGAAGAAAAGAATGAAGTTGAAGGCGTAGAAATTGACCTTCCCGAGCAGGAAGAATCTAGCGAGAGTCCTGCTGTTGAAGCGTCGAGTTCACAAGATACTGAGCAAACCGGAGACGAGCTTGAAAACTACAGCAAGAACGTCCAAAAGCGCATTAAAAAGCTTACCGAGAAGTATCGGAAAGAAGAGCGGGACCGCGAAGAAGCTGTCAGATTTGCACAGCAGCTCCGAACTGAAAACGAAAAGTTAAAAGGTCGTTTACAGAATTTAGATACTGGCTATCTAAACGAGTACGGCACTCGTCTACAGTCGCAAGAAGCCACCGCAAAGCAAGCATATCGTGACGCGCACGACCGCGGCGATGTTGATGCAATGTTCGACGCACAAAAGCAGTTAAACACAATTGCAATTGAGCAAGAGCGGTACCGCATCGCTAAACAGCGTCAAGAACAAGACGCGCAGCGTGTGCAAGTTCAGGCACCTGAACAACAGTATCAACAGCCCGCGCAGCAGCAGGCTCAACAGCCTCAAGCCGCGGAGCCTGATCCGAAGGCTCAAGATTGGGCGTCAAAGAATGAGTGGTTTGGTCAAGATGAAGTCATGACTTATGCTGCTTTTGGTATTCACCGCAAACTTGTGGAAGAAGAAGGATTTGATCCGTCTTCAGATGAGTACTACAATGAAATTGATCAGAGATTGCGTAAGGAGTTTCCGAACCGCTTTTCTGGTCAGAACAAAGGGAGAAGTGGACAGGTCGCCTCTGCTGACACTTCAGCTTCCCGTTCTAAACCGGGGCGCAGAACAGTCAAGCTCGAACCTTCTCAAATAGCTATGGCTAGAAGGCTTGGTGTTCCGCTAGAAGAATATGCGAAATACGTTAAGCCATAAGGAGAATTGAGATGACCGAAGCAAATACTCGCGCACCACGCGCAACAAAGTCACGTTCGACTGAAGAACGCAGAAAGCCGTGGGCTCCACCAAGTCGGTTGGAAGCTCCACCAGCCCCAGAGGGCTATGTACATCGTTGGATTCGGACTTCGATCCGCAACGAAGAGGACACGATGAACGTTCACACGCGGATGCGTGAAGGATGGGAACCGGTCCGAGCGGAAGAGTATCCGGATTACAGCTACCCTGTCATTGACGAGGGTAAACACGCAGGAATTATTGGTCAGGGAGGCTTAATGCTTTGCCGGATTCCTGTGGAGACAGCACAAGAAAGATCCGAGTATTACGGGACCCGGACCCGCGAGCAGATGACTGCTGTTGACCAAGACATGATGAAAGAACAACACCCTTCAATGCCGATTCATCAGAGTAGGCAAAGTCGGGTTAGTTTTGGTGGTCGCAAAAGCGACTCTGAGTAATTTTTTAAGAGGTAAAAACTCATGGCGAATACAAATGGAGCGTTCGGTCTAAAGCCGATCTCAAAGTTTGGTCAGGGCACTAACTCTACTGGCAACGGTGGATACACCTTCTACGAAATTGCATCAGACAACACAAACAAGATCTACCAAGGGGCCCTCGTGATCCCTCTGAACACAGGCTTTATCGACGCAGTCGGTGCAGCAGGTGGTGGAACTGTTTCTGTTCTCGGTGTATTCGGCGGATGTGAATACGTTAGCTCAGTGACTGGTAAACTGACTTTCTCGAACAACTGGCCTGGATCAGGCGCAGACTCAAACTTCCCTGTAAAGGCTCGTGTATATGACGACCCAATGCAGTTGTTTGTAGTCTCATCTGCTGGCGCTACTATTGGCGCTGATGACGCATTAACAGAAGCAAACTATTTTGCTACTCGTTTTGCGAATGCAGATCCTGCGACAGCTACAACTGGTGATGACACGACTGGTCTGTCAGCAATGACACTTGACCTGACGACTGTGGCAGCTACGGCAGCTCACATGTTCCGTATCGTGGGCATCCAAGAAGACGTTGAAAACAGCGACTTCACCGCGACTGGTATCCCAATGATTGTTCGTTTGAACAACCACTTCAATGCGGCCAATGGCTCAATTGCTGCGGGTACTGTTTCTACAACCGGCTTAACGGCGATTGACTAAGGGGATTAGGACATGGCTATTTCTCGCGCTCAACTAGCGAAAGAATTGGAGCCGGGACTCAATGCCCTCTTTGGCATGGAGTATGCTCGGTATGAAAACCAACATGCAGAGATCTTCACTACTGAATCTTCAGACCGTGCGTTTGAAGAAGAAGTAATGTTGTCAGGCTTCGGCGCTGCACCAACAAAGTCTGAAGGAACTTCCGTCAACTTTGATGATGCACAAGAAGCGTACACTGCACGTTACAACCACGAGACTATTGCACTTGCATTCTCGATCACTGAAGAAGCGATTGAAGACAATCTTTATGATCGTCTTGGCTCTCGCTACACTCGTGCTCTTGCTCGTTCAATGGCTCACACTAAGCAGGTCAAAGCTGCCTCTATCCTGAATAACGGATTCTCTGCTGGCGCAAATGCTGGCGGTGACGGCAAGGCTTTGATGGCAACAGACCACCCACTCGTAAGTGGTGGTACGTTTGCTAACGAACCTACAACTGCTGCCGACCTTAACGAAACTTCACTCGAAGACGCATTGATCAGCATTGCTGGCTTCGTCGATGAGCGTGGTTTGAAGGTTGCATTGCGCGGAACTAAGCTCGTGATTCCACGTCAGCTTCAGTTCGTTGCAGAGCGTCTGATGGTTTCTAACCTCCGTGTTGGAACTGCAGACAACGATGTAAACGCTATCCGTTCTATGGGTATGTTGCCTGACGGCTATGCTGTCAACGACTTCCTGACAGATCCAGATGCGTTCTTCGTGTTGACAGACGCGCCTCGTGGATTCGTCCACTTCGAGCGGACTCCATTGTCTACGAACATGGAAGCCGACTTCGATACAGGCAACATGCGCTTCAAGGCTCGCGAGCGTTACAGCTTCGGATTCTCGGATCCACGTTGTATCTTCGGTTCGCCCGGTGCTGCGTAAGTAGTTTAAAAACTACAAAGAAGAGGGGGCCTTGTGCCCCCTTTTTTATTGTGCTTATATAAAACAGTCGAGTATTCCCTCATTCGACATGACCCCATTAAAGGGCGCTATGCGCCCTTCTTTTTTATATGTATACTCATACAAACTTCTGACAAATACATACCGTATTTGACCCTAGCCACGACAGGAGATTCTCATGGCGAACACAACTTTCAGCGGTCCAGTCCGCTCCGAAAACGGATTTCAATCAGTCACTAAAGATGCCACTACTGGTGCGATCACTGTAGATGCAACTTATGACACTCGTCCAAATTTCCGTGTAACTGTAGATAACGCAACGCTTAATACTGGTGCGGCGGTTACAACAACTTTGACAACAGCGCAGTCTGGAACAATCTTTGAGGTTGATGGGACAGACGACATTGTCGTTAACATGCCTGCTCTCAGCACCGCAAACGTCGGGACAACTTACGAGTTTTTTGTCACCACAGCAGTTGGTGCCGCGAAGACAGTAACATTTGTTCTTCCAGGAGCCGGTGTTTCTAACTTCTTTGGTGCGTTAACTGTTCTGGGCGGCGTTGCAGCTAATCCTGCTTCAGACGTTGCTGGTGATACTTTGACCCTTGTCAATAGCACAGTTGTTAATTCCCGCGTCAAGCTGACTTGTATTTCTGACGACGGTACAAATTCAACTTGGAAAGCAGAAACTCTGACTTCACCGATTGCTACAATCGCATAAGGAGACGGCTCATGGCTGGATCAGACGTAAAGGCTAAATTCATCGAAGCGGACACCAATGCCGCCGATGCCGCAAGCGTTTGTACCGCAGAGAAT